CCGAATGCATCTGTACCTGCGTAGAACTTAAGATTGTTCTTAAGTGCACGGTACTTACGTGGCATTGCATTGATGATGCCCTGCATTACATCAGGTGTCCAAGCATTATCTGCTACGGTTACTACTGACTCATGTGCATCTCCGTTTGTCTTTACCTTCTTGATAAAGCCTGGCATGATTGACAAGAATGCTCCTGTTGCACCATCACCATTGATAGCGAGATCTTCGATATCATTTGCGAATGCGTTGGTCATCAAGCGTACTAAGTGATCTTCTAGAGCGTCACCTTCTACACCATCTTCCAATGATTCTGCTGTTACTTCCCAATCAAGACGAATCTTCTTGGTAGTAAGTTCGACCTTAGAGAATGTTGCACCTGTGTTTGTGTAGTTACCAACTGCTTGCGCTGCTGCTCTGATTACACGCTCACCGACGTTTACCTTCTCAAGTTCCATAGAATTAGCCTTCATTGTTACACGACGGCCATCCTTTGCTAATACTGTTGCATCCCAAACATAGTCGATAAAACGACGTGCCTGCTCGGGGCGCAAAATTCCAGAAGCCGCTGAACCACTAGGGTTAACAGCATTTGCTCCGCTTGTTGATCCAAGAGTTGCTGTTGGAATATTACCAAGTGTCGATGCACCTGGATCTGTTACTCCACCAACACCACCTGATGCGAAAGCACCTTGACCCTGGTAAAGTCCTGGTGCTGTTGCACCTAGATCTCCTGCAGCGCCTGGCTGGTTTTTGATTATTTCTTCTGACATATTGTCACCTCCTAGTGATTTGTTCATTTGAATAGATCGGCTGTTTTGAGGAAACTACCGCCCCATAGGGATTTTTCAACCATTTCAGGTTGAGACTGAAAGATATCGCCGATATCTCCAGACTTTCGGAATGCGGTTTCTGCTTCCACAGCGTCTACTCGTTTTCCAAATTCATTAAATTCACCTGAAACTGCTGCAATATCTTTTGCAACTGCTTCAAACGAACTCTTTACTGTATCAACATCTACCTTTGAAGACTTAAGAAGTTCTACTTCTGCTTGCAAAGACTTAACTGTTGACAATAGATCGCTAAAGGCTGATGTTAGATTATTCTTGATTTCGGTAATTGCTTCAGCAACTACGTCATCTGACTTAGATACATCTGCGTCTGCGTCTGCTACTTCTTCAACTGTTTCTGCAACTGGTGCTTCTTCAGTCTCTGCTGCTGGTGCTTCATCTGATTTAACAACATCTGTTGTTTCAATCTCTTCTGCTTTTGCAACCTCTTCTGTAACTTCTTCAACCACGGCATCTGCCTCTGGAGCGACCACAACATCTTCAACTACATCAGTCTTTTCAACTTTTGCTTTTGCTTTTGTCATAGGACTTACCTCCTTGTTAATCTTAGAAGTATTAATGCCTTTAGCACTATCAACTAAGAATTTTATCATTTCTATTTTTTCATTATCCGTTTTTTCAACGAACCCTATATTTTCCATTGCTTCTCCAGAAGTTGGGCTGACTTCGGATTCATTTTCTGAAACCATAACGATACCAGATTCTTTATCATAAAAAACATTTTCTAATACTGTTTCATCTGCTTTAATAACATCTACGCCATCAACTTTTTCAACAGAAACAATATTTGCAAATTGATTTGCTGGTGAATCTACAAGACTTAACTCTACCAAATCATATTGCTTAATAATTCTAATTTGTGTGTCTGACTTTTCATCATATCCGTCATCCCACTTATTCATTCTTCCGCCAATAGAAAAACCAGCAAGAGTTCCATCTAGAACTTTTTCCCAAGTATCTTGTGCACCCTTTGAAACATATGCAGATACAAATACTCCATTATAGAATTTCTTTGTTTCTGGATCAAAGTATTTTTCTGCTTTGAAGTCTACCATCTTGCCTACTGCTAATGGCTGATGCATTTCTCTAATGTTCCCACGGAATTTTGCAAATGCTTCCATAGATGCTTCTGCTGTTACAATATCATTTTGCTTATCAATGTTATCAAGGGACGCAAAACCAGATACGGTACGTCGCTCTTTGTCTACCTTGCTAAAAGGCATTGAAAGACGCAGATTGTCCCCATCTGAATTCCAATGGGCCTTGGATATATTGCTCACCATCATATTATAAACCCCTTTTAACAATTATATCACAATGTGGACAAATCGGGCATTAGGGAGTTTTTCTTCCCTCTCCCTTTGGGCCTCTTCCAGCAACTGTTGATGTGCTGTCTGAATTATTATTTGTTCGTTCCGAATCTCTTGCTCTTGTTGTATTTGCCTCTGCTGCTGCAGCAGGCTTGAGTTCAAGAACTTCATCTCCACCCTCACGCTGTGGCATATCAAGAACAACACGTGCCTCATTTGGAGTAATGATTTGATTTTTGACATAGCGTTCAAGAATTTGAGACTGAGCAATTTCATCTGTAAGGGTGAGTTCATTAAATGCAAACTCAAGAATATCTGTCTTTTCTCTAATGACTTTATTGATCATTTTCTCAAGTTGTCGCTGGGCTGGTCTTGCTACCTGCTCCTTAAAGGTGCGATCCTGTGCAAGTGCTGCTGCAATAGATCCAGAATCGCCACCTCCAAGTTTAGATAGTGGCACTTGATGTGCTACCAGGATATCATCACGGTTTTGTTTACGATACTCTTTAAATGAGCCGTCTTGTATACCGTCTTCGATGGGATCCATCTTGAATTCAACTTTATTTGTATCGCTATCTCCTGGTAGTGGAATATATAGCGTTCTGTGTGATTGACCTTTTAGACTTGTCTGTAAGAATCTAAACATCTTATCTTCTGCGTCACTTGATAGTTTAGCACCCTTTAAAGTAATAACATATCTTGGCACTGCCTTGTTAGCAAAATAATCAATATTGTACTGAGACGCAAGAGAATCTCCATGTAGAGAATTTATTGCAGACATAATATCTGGCACACCATAAAATGTATTTAGTGGTGAGTATTGTTTAAAATGAATAATCTCATTTGGTCTTGCATCTGTAGTTAATGGATTCTGATTCTTTGCACCAAAGTTACGGAAGTAAACAATCTTATTTCCAATAATCTGAACATATCCATCTTTAATTCTTCTAACTCTCATAGTTGTGGAAGGAATATGTCCTACATATCCAATCTCTCCACGAATAGTTCTGCCAATTTCTAGATATCCGTTACCTGTAGACTGTAGATCTGTGTAAACCTTTTCCATTGTTGCAGTAAAAGAATCGTCATCATTTAATGACTCTAGCCAGTCTCTTACTTCAATCTTTGCTCTTTCAATTCTCTTACGTGCTTTTTGTGTAGCACTGTTATCTTCTGAAGATTCAAGCCTTAACATTGTTCTTGGAGAAACCTTGAACTCATATCCAAGTCCAACAATGTTTTCTACCTTGGCATCGATTGCTGCGTGGTTTGCAAATGATGTGTCATAGTAGTTTGCCAATTCATAAAGGTTCCATGGTGGTGTGATAACATCAAACATTCCGTAGCCGTTTACATATACTAGGCCTGGGTTTATTTCTTTTGACTGTGCTCCGTCAATACCGCTTTTTCCAGCAAGTGCTGCAGTTGTATATTGCGTTGTTGGCTCAACCATCTTTGTTGAAGATCTGCTTATGCGTCTTTTAAAATTTGCCTCTAGTCCGTCAAGGCCTTTTAGAGTATCCCAGTTTCCGTTAAAAGGATCTGATTTTGAAAACAAGTCTTCTGTTCTATTTGATTCATCAATACTTGCTCCGATGATGTATTCGTTATCTTCTGACATTAGTCTTCCTCTCCATAAAGAGCGATTGTGTCTTTGGCTGCTTGAACAGCACCAAGATCGTTTAGGTTTGGAAGAAGTCCAGACTTCATACGATCTACTTGTTCAGAATATTCTTCTTCTGAAACCCTTGTTAACCCTGGAACAAATACGCAAGTTCCGTCTCCTGGATCTCCGTAATGCATTGCAGTCTTTTTTAGTTCTGCCATTCTAGATATATCATTCTTATCTGAAGGAATGTTAAGCACAGAGCCATTCCCGTCTGTAAACCATTTTCCATTTGCCTTTTTGTATACATATAAACCCCAGTCATAGTTCTTTTCAATGACTTGGCGTCTTACATTCTTTACAATTGGTTGACCAGTTTTTGGGTCTATTAGTGAATCCATAACCACAAGTATACCATACTAGATTGCACTTAGGGTTTGCGCTGACCAGCCTACATCCGTAGAAATGAAATAATCATAATCTTTTAACGTAAACATGGAATCTGAATCAATAATAACCTTATTTGTTCCAACATAACTCTTATAAATATCAGAAGGGTCTACTCCGTAGTAAGATTTTGAAGAAAGGACAAGAACTCCGTTCCATAATGCTGGGTACCAGAAAGTCCATGGGTACTCTCCTTGGGGAGAATATCTAACTCTAAACCAAAGTCTTTTATTAGTCTTTTGAACTTCCTGTAAGTTTGTTGACTGATAATAAGAAATTGTATTCATCATTAGTGGACCGTTAATATGAAGATATCCAGTTGTACCATAAAAGTATAGTAACTCTGGAAACGATATGCCAAGGAAAGACCATTCATCTATTGATATGACTGGATTTGATACAAGTGCTCCATTAAGGTAAAAACCAACTCCATTTTCAAGCGCTCCAGTTTTTGCATTTATAGCGTAGATCTTTGCACGTGTACCATCAGGGTTGTTTGCAACAAGGTAAAACTTAATATGCTTATTTGAAGATTTTATCTCAAATATCTCAACTTCAGAAAATGGGAATGTGTCGTCTGAATATTTGATGCATGCCTGTAAAACCATTAAGTTATAATCTAAAGATTTTGTCTGATTAAGTGGTATAGATATGCCACGGTTGATACTTGGGTTGTTTTGCCCTCTTAGTTCTATTCCGCTTCTTTTTGTCAAATAAAGATATGGCGAACTTCCTTTGTAAATAGAAAATGGATTATTAGACTTATAATCATAATAACTTCCAGTCTTTGTATAAGGATACATGGGTATTCCAAATCTTGTTCCTACAGCGTTAGGAGATGTATCATTTAATGCTTGAGAAGAATACTGCAAAAACTTAATCATTGGCTTTTTTATTTTTGCATCTTTAATAAAAAAATCAATATGAGTAACAATGGACACATCATTGACATTAGATGATTTTGGAGGATAAATAATTGAATTATTTACAACTTCATATTTTGTATTTATCCAATTTGTTTCTGGATAAACTATTCCATCTTTAGGGACTGACTGTGTATTTTCAAAAAATAAGTCAGGCTGATTATAAGAAGATGCTGAAAACTTAAAAGAAATATAAGACTTGACTATAGATTTGCTAGTATCATAAGTATATGTTTTTACTGAGTTATTCTTTAAATCATCGTAGTCATCATAGCCAGTATAAAGATGATTATCTAAAGAAGAATATTTTTGTGATGTTGGAATTGAGTATTTTTCATATAAAGATTTTATTGTTTTTGTTGTTCCTTCTATAAAAACTGTATCACCATATTTCCACGATCCTCCTGAAGTATCGCTTTCTTTTAATTTTTGAGGTGAGTCATAGTCTAAATTAAACTGAATAAAGTCAAGATTATAATACTCATCTCCTTTTGCGTCTTTTACATATGTTGCTAAATTAGACAAAGGAACTGAATCTTCCCAGTATGAATTTATATCTAGTCCAAGCCTTAAAATGCCAAAATCTTCTTTTGGAAGCAAGGTGCAACTTGCCATGTGAGTTAAAAGACTATCGTTAATAAATGATGAAGCATTTCCTCCATCGTTAATATAGTCAAAATATCCAGACTGGCTACCAAAGTATTTGTCTCCTCCATCTAGTTCTACACTAGAAGGAAATGTTGCAAAAACATCTTCATAGTCTATTGGAAGTCCAGTTTCATTAAACAAATGCTTAATTTTTAAAGCATTTCTTGCATTGCAAAATCCAACAGTATATATGTTTCCAGAGAATGTTTGATCAAATGACTTTGTTCCACCTATATAAATTGAAAGAGATCCAATATTGCCAAAAAATGAAGAAACATTTTGTGCATAGTAGTCAGATAAAACTCTGAGATCTATCCCTGCTGAAAAGATATCATTTACTAATATGTTTTTTGGTGATAGATAAATTATATCTTCCTGCCCACCATAAAACAAAGTATATTTTAATTTAAGATCAACTATGTCTATTGAAAAATAATTTCCAGAAATTTCATCAACAATTCTAATTAATGACTGAGTTCCTTCTAAAGACTTTGCCTTAAATACTCCATAGATTATGCTGACTTCCTCATTTAAAAAACTTAAGTTGTTGTATCTTAAATATCCATTTTCTGAAGACCAACTTGTTATAGGCCTAAATGTGATAAAATTTTCAAATTCATTTTGAATTGCCAAGCAAGCAGAAAAAAGATCAGACTCTGTTTTACTTGACAAAATAATTTCTGGTAAAGGATATTCTGGAACAGTCAACTTATTTTTATCAATAGAAACATTATTGCCAATTCCTTGCGACCAAGTACCAAGAGAGGGGTACGAATAGTTATTAGCATAATTAGCAAAAGCATAATCTATGTAAACAGAAGAACCGCTATAGGCTGTATTGATATTTTCTGGAAACTCTACGCCTTGACCATAGATAAATCGTATCTTGCCTAGTTGATCAGAGATTTCATATGGATAGAGTCCAACGCAGTCAATTGATATATTTGGGATATCTTGGTGTGCATAAAAGCCAATCCAATCTTGATCTTTTGAGTTTGAGTCAAGTTTATTTTGTGGTACGTAGTTATTTTCTGTTAATTGAAAATCTATAACTTTTTCTCCATTTAGAGATAATGTCGTTCTGCTCTTACTAACATATAAATGAAATAGCATAGGTCTTCCCCACTCAGCAACATAGTGTGTTTGATAGTTATCCCCAACCTTAAGACCTACAAAGTTTCCATCAACATATATTCCGTCTTCTGAGTTTAACGGGCCTACTATTCTTTTCCTATCATAAGTTTTTGAGTTTACATTAGCCCAAAATTCTAAAGTATATTGTTTATTTTTACCAGACTGATTTAAAAATCCATTTCCTGGCAATATCAAAGATGGATTTTCATTATTATAATAAATTTGAGTTGAGTTCTGGGATCCATATACAATAGGAACTCCAAAGTTTTTTGCCTTAAGATTCATTAATCCATTAAGAAGATAGTATCCCTTTTGGTCAGATCTTGAGTATGCAAAAGCCTCAATTCCTTTTGTTGCTGTTGTAGAAATTGTTTCTGGTATATTAACAATAGAACTTCCCAAAGACCCTGAATGAAATTCTTCACACCATTGCCCAAAAGAAAAACCATTAAGAAGTACAACTATCTCGCTATTTTCTGCATCACCAAAATAATCAATTTCAAAAACTAGACGCATTGTTACATCGTCTTCTGGTATCCTAAACGTATCACCAATAAATATCCAGGAATCAGTTATTGAAGTATCAAAAGACTTTAACTTTGTAATAACAGTTCCTGAAGATTCATCAAAGTATTCATATCCTACTGAAAATCTAGAAGCGTTTTGACTAAAAGATTTAAAGTATGCTCCTATTGCCATAGTCTTTAGAGACTGGTCAAGATCTTTGAAATTTTTAATATCGTCACTCAAATATCTTGTGACGCTTTTAATATTAACTGGAGAAGGATTGGCTGTTATTTTTGTTACGATGCTGTTTTCAAATGGAGCATCATCTGTTATGAATAACTCTTTTTGCCCATTATTTACTTTCCAAAAACTTAAGCCTCTTTGCTCTTCTGATATTTGAGAAACATAGTCTGCTTTATCATCTAAAGACCATAGGACAGTAGGGTGCTGTGCAAACACTTTTTCTGCATATAAATTTGAAGCAATAGACATAGGTCCTCCTAGTCTATTTTATCACACAATCCGTGTAAACCAACGTGGTGTTGTATAGCGGATTCCATCTTCAATCCCTCTAACTCCGTGAACGTAGTCTGGATTATCTGGGAAACAAAGAAGATCTCCTGGTTCTGGCTTATGGGATATTCCTAATGCTGGGAAATAAATATCTCCACCAACATAATCATTATTTAGATACAGGATAGTTGCAATGTCGTTAGGTCTATTCATATCATAGTGTTCGTGCATACCCTCGCCTGGAGTAAACTTTGCAATATGAGTTTTTTCATCTAAGAATGATTGAAAAGGACCTTCGTAACTACCAACAACAAAATCATAAACTTTTTTAGCATATTCCTGCATAATGTCTAAAATAGACTGATCATTTCTTTGTATTTCGTGATAAGTATGAACTGTAAATTCTTTTTCTCCATTACCATATTCTGTAAAAAGAAGTGTGTGAGATTTAGAATATTCTGCAATAGATAAAGCCAATTCTTTTGGCATAAACTCTTTTACATATATTACTTTTGATTTTAAGTCTTCCATTATTTCACCTTAATTTCGCAATAGTCTGTTGTGCAATATGCTTCACCTTGAGCCTCAAGATTATCTACACCGTCGTAAATTGCTCCAAAGTCAATGTGCTTCAATTTGCCAATATAACCATTATACTCCTCTTCGGTAATCTGAGTATAGGGTTGTTGTGGATATGTATGGTTTCCCATTGGAAGGAACGAGACTGCCTTTAGTTGTCCCTCATACATATTAAGCGCTGGGGCAACATGCTTAGATTCTGTTTCTTTATCAAATGAAAGTGTTACAGAAACTCCATTATCTGACCAGTATTTTTGAGCAGTTGCAGCAAGTGCAATCTTTTCAAATAATGTTACATCTTTTTCAGAACGTTTTTGTCCTGATTTGATTGGGAAATAAACTACTGATGTATTTGCTGATACTACGTCATCTTCAATTGTGTACCCTGCTGCTTTGAACAAATGAATCATTGGATCTGTGTTTCCAAAACGAACGGCACGAAGGAAGAACTCTCCTCCAGGACCCCAGTGAACTCCAGGAGTTGCACCAGAAAGAATTGAAACTGATCCTGATGGCTTAACTGTTGTTACACGAATTGATTCACGAACACACAGCCATTCTGAATATTGGTGATCATAATGACGAATCTTGTTGTATCCTTCGTCCATCCATTCACGAACTGTTGGCAAACCTTTTTGATCTGCAAATGATGCAATACCAGTAAGAGATGTCCCAATACGACGATTACGTTGCATGATACCGTTTGTTTGTGGCCAGTGTGTTGGAAGAAGAGTAACAGTTTTACCATACAGGTAAGCAAACTTTAATGTCTTGAGGAAGTCCTCCTTAGATTCATGACGATTTAAGTGCACTTCTACAAGCGTACATAATTCGTATGACTCCAATGGCTGCTCCGCACAAGGATTAAAGCCCATAACTCGATAGTCTTTTCCATCTGCTGGATCTGCAAGACGACCATAGTTACGAGCAACATCAAGCCAAATAAAACCTGGCTCTCCGTTATTAACAATTAGATCAGTATACTTTTCGTATTCCATTCCAACTGTTGCAGAAATTGAATTGTTTGACATCCATGCCCATCCTGGATTTTCTGGGTCAAAAGAGTTCCGCTCTGGAAATACTTCTGAGTTCTTAAGATTAATAAAATCTTCGTCTCCTGCTGCGCCTAAAGCAAGTGTTGCTGAACGACGAACATTTCCTGATACTACGCAGGTACCAATAAGATTAATGATATCTGTAATAGCACGAGAATCTAAGGTTTCTCCTACTCTACCGCCAATTACACGGTCTATCTGTGTATGTAGTTGAATAAGTGGTGCTGGACCGCTGGCGACCCCTCCAAAGCCTTTAATTGGTGCTCCTAGAGGTCTGATAAGGTCGTAGTTAAACTTCTGAATAGACTGATTTGGTCTTAGGTAAGAGTTAAGAAGAATTCTTACTGACTCAACCCATCCTTCACGAGTGTCTGGAATTTCGAACACCTGTTCTGGCTCTGTTGGAGCAGAGATTAAGAAATTCTTTTCCTGTCCCACAGTGTCAAACCCTACACCGATTCCAAGCATAAGAGCATCCATAACCCAAGCAAATAGGGCTCCTGGATCATTTTTATCAAGGTCTTTTGTAGATACCATTGCACAATTTTGAAGTGCTGCTGAGTTCTTCTTCTCCATTGTCATATGAGTTCCAAAAGTCCACATACCTCTTCCTGGTGGCGTCCACTTTAATTCAAACATTCTCTGGAAGGCTTCTTGAGCAGACTTCTGAGCCTTGTAATCATTCCATGGAAGACGGTTTTCTTTAGCATGATTCTTTTGTACTGAATACATGCCCTCGATTACACGACGACAAACATCATGCCATCTTTCCTTAGTTCCATCTTCCTTCATGCGAGAATATGTACGAATAAAAGTAATCTCTCCAAGTGAATTTTCTGCTGCATCCTTAAACCCAAATGGGCTTTCTTGGCTCTTGTACTTTTCTACGAAGTCTTCTGGAAGTTTAAAACTAAAAAAATCTGACATAATATGTATCGTCCTTTCAAAAACGGAATAGCCTAAGTATAGCAGAGTTTTTAAAAAAGTAAAACTCTACCTTAATCTATAGTTTAGAGTTAAGAGAAACTCATACCTCTATCATGAGAAATAGGAAAACATCTTTCACAATAAGATCTTGATGCACTTGTAACTGGACAAGACTTAGTAACAACCTTGTGACCAAAAACAAAACACAAAATCTTTTTAGATATTAAAGTTCTACCCATAGTGAATCTACGCCAAGACCTCTTGGACAAATATCATATGCAATAGTAATTCTGCTCTTTTCACTCCACCATAAATCTCTTGTATGAGGGTGACCAGTTTCTGAAACAATTGCTCTATTGTTAATATTAACATTGTCAAAATCTTTAACTCTATCAATTTGATAAAAAGTTACAGAAGGCTCTGCATTTACACAATAATAACCATGAAATACTGGAGCGCCTTGACCTCCCATATGGTCGTGCAAGTTCATTTTTACAGAAGATTCATCTGGATTAGCAGCAAGCCATTGCTCTCTTGTTCCAGGTAGCATCTTCTTGTCTAAGTTATACCAGCCTTTAATTGCATATTCTTGCTCATTAAAATCAATACCATAATAAGCAGATGCTTCAAAAACTAAGTCTCTCAGGGTGTCTTTTAGTTTATCTAATCCTGGGTGACTATATGTGTTTTTGTCAAATATGTTATAGTGATGAGCCAGTTGTGTCGAAGGCCCATGATCTTCATTTACTCCAATTAGTTCTTCTTTTGGAATAAAATCTCTTTGTCCTGCAACCATCTTTTTTTGATCATCAACAAGGTAATCAAATAAAGAGTCTAAATCATTATCAATAATCTTATCAAAAAACTTATGTGGTGGTTTAGACATCGCTATCATGATAATGGGATCCAATGCTGTTCTTGACCCATGCCGTGAGTAATTAGGTCTCTTAATGGAATAACATCGTATGCAACAGTAATTCTTGGACCTTCCCAGTCCCAGTCAGCCATGGCGTGTGGATGTCCCATTTCAGAAAGAATTGCTCTATTATCAATATTAACATTCTCAACATTTTTATTGAATACACGATAATGTGTTGTTGATGGAGCAGCCTTTACACAATAGTATCCATGGAAGTTTGGGGCGCCTTCTGGACCATGATCATGCCAATCTAGTTTGCCTTTGCCTTTATTGGTAATGTTAAACCATCCCTGAAGCATATATTGGTTTGCATTAAAATCAACACCATAATAGTCACATGCTTCTTTTGTCATATCTCCAATTGCCTTGTATAGGCTATAAAGTTCTTTACTGTGAAATTGGAAAACATTATATTGTCTCCACTTCATTGTTGAAACACTGTTTGACTGCTTCCATATTTCATTTTCTCCAACTGGAGTTACGCCAATAATTTCTGCGTTTTGAATTTTAGTATATCGATCTTGAAGATCTGCTGACAACTTGTTTAAATCATTACCAAGAAATCTCTCAAAAAACCTATGAGGTTGTGGAGACCTGCTTGTACTTTCCACCATCGGTGGGTAGTTTGAATTCATATTTTTCCCCTATTCAACTAGTAAATAAAGTATATCACATGCTACGCTTGTGGTGTTTGAGTCTGATCGTAGAAGTCTTTACCATCATGAGTAAGTGAATGCTCAGTGAAGAATATGTCATAAGGCTCACAGTTAATTGTGATAACATTTGTTGTTCCCTCAAGAACTTCAAGTTCAGTAATAGGTGACCACGCTGATAAAGAGTAATCCCATACCAAGTCTGTTTGAACTATATCTTTAGCCCATTCAAATGTTGATACTCCTGCTCTTTGTACAAGAATTAGGTGGTTTGGAGAGAATGCGTCTCCATTTAGTCTAACTGTTGAGTCTACAGGGTGTGTGCTTATTCTATTAATTGTTGTTACAACATTTTCTGCTGTAGTTAAGTCTGCTGATGCTGACCAATCATAGATTGTTGCTGACTCTGTATTTTCAAGTCCTGGAAGAGACAATGACTTTAATTCATCGCCAACATTAAGATCTTGAGCCTCTTTAAGGCTTCCATCAGACATTCTAACCTTAGTCTTAGGTCCAAGAGAGTAGTATCCTGACCATGGTGAGAATCCGAATACACCGAATGGTGAGAATCCGAATACACCGAATGGTGAGAATCCGAATACACCGAATGGTGAGAATCCAAACACTGAGAATGGTGAGAATGGTGAGAATCCGAATACACTGAATGGTGAGAATCCAAACACGTAGAAAGGAGTAAATGAAAACACTGAAAATGGTGTTACAGGTGCAAACGAAAATACGCTAAATGGAATAAATGAGAACACTCCGAATGGGGCAAACGAGAACACTCCAAATGGAGTAAACGAGAATATAGGTGTGAATGAAAACACTCCGAATGGTGTAAACGAGAATACGCCAAATGGTGCAAATGAGAACACTCCAAACGGTGCAAATGAGAACACTGGTGTAAACGAGAATACTCCAAATGGAGCAAACGAGAATACACCAAACGGTGTAAATGAGAATGTTGTTACGGATGCAGAGGCACTAGATAGTTCTGACCATCCCTTTGAGTTATAGGCACGAACACGATATGTCTGTGATGTTCCTGCTTCTTGGTTTACATTTATAGATGTTCCAGAAGTATAAACTGTCTTTCCATCTGATGATGTAATTTCATAGTTTGTTATTGCTGCTCCGCCATTATCTGCAGGTGCTTGCCAAGATACGCTATCGTAGCCTGCTCCAGTTGGTGAAGAGGCTGTAACTGATGTTGGTGCATCAGGAACTGTAATAGATGCTACTGATCCAGCATTATATTCGCTTGAATCTCCATATGATGTGTTAACTGCTTTAATTGTCCATGTGTAGTTTGCTCCGCCACGAAGACCTGTGGCTACGTAAGGTGAAGAAGTTACACCAGGGAAAGTCTTATTTCCATAATTTGGGTTATATGCTGTAAGGGTATAGGATGTTGGTGCTGCTCCGTATGTTGGGGCTGTAAATGTAATTGTAAACTGTCCACTTAAGTATGTAAAACCAGAGTTAACTACAGAAACAATCGTTGGTTCTGTTGGGCTAATCGCCTGATATCTTGGAACAGTCTTTGACTGCTTTCCTGCTTTACCACCTTTACGAATTGGCATTTTATTCCCCTTTTCTTATTTGTATTTTAATTATGCTGTTAGATCGCCTGAAAGGATCCAGATATTGGTATCACGCTTTGTTAGCGTTCCACCTGAGTACTGAGCACGAAGTTTTAGTCCTGGAGTATAATAAATTGTTACTCCTGATGCTGCAGCAATTGTTGTTTGTCCAGTTCCCTTTTGGAAAACGTCAACAGATGTTCCTATTGGAAATGCTACTGTAGCATTAGTTGGAACAGTTATAGTTGTTGCGCTTGAAGAGTTTGTTTCAACCATATTTGTTGCATCAGATAGAGCAAGTGTATAACTTGTTGTCTGTGTATTAAATGATGACAGTGTTGCTGAATCAAGTTCAGTTTTACTTGCCTTAAGAGCAAGAGCATTTGTCATTGTAGTTGAGAAGTTTGCATCGCTACCCAGTGCTGTTGCCAACTCATTTAATGTATTAAGAGTTCCAGGTGCTGAAGCAACTAACGCTGCAATTGCTGAGTCAGCATATGCTGTTGTTGCTATCTGAGTATTATTTGTTCCTGCTGTTGCTGTAGGAGCAGTTGGTGTACCAGTAAATGCTGGTGATGCAACTGATGCCTTCAAAGCATCTGCAGTATCTACATATGTCTTAGTAGCCAAGGCTGCTGTATCAGCAATTCCGTGGATATCTGTAGTGTCTGTAGCATGTGATGACAATGCTGAATCAGAGTATGTCTTAGTAGCAAGTGCTGCTGTATCAGCAATACCATGAACGTTTGTTGTTGCTGAATTATGTGTTGTAAGTGCTGTTCCTGCTGCTGTTGCAGCATCTGCAATTGCTTCTGTTTTAGCAGTTGCTACGTTTGCTGTAGTTGCTAGAAGGGCTGTATTAGCAATTCCATGAACGTCAGTTGTGTCTGCTTGGTGAGATCCTACTGCTGAATCAGCGTATGTCTTTGTGGCAAGTGCTGAAGTATCAGCAATACCATGAACATCAGTTGTATCTGATCCGTGAGCAAGAACTGCTGCATCTGCCTTAGCCTGTGCTCCAGAAGATGTTTCAAGAACTGAAGTATCTGCAATTCCGTGAACAGAAGTTGTATCTGATGAGTGTGTTCCAAGAGCAGTAGTTGCAGCGGTATCTGCTGCTGCAATAGCCTCTGACTTTGCAGTTGCTACATTTGCTGTAGTTGCAAGAAGTGCTGTGTCAGCAATTCCATGAACGTTTGTTGTATCTGTTCCATGTGTTCCAATTGCTGTATCTGTATAAGATGCTGCTGTCTGTGTTGCTGCTGTCTCTGCTGCATCTGCTGCTGCATCTGCATATGCCTTTGTAGAAAGAAGGGCTGTGTCAGCAATTCCATGAACATTTGTGGTATCTGCAGTATGGGTATTAATTGCTGTCTCTATTTCAGTTGCAACATATGTATTTCTTGCAGTTGTCATACTTGTTTCTGATGCATCAATTTCAGACTCAACAAATGCTTTTGTTGCAAGCAATGTTGTATCTGCAATACCATGAATGTTTGTTGAGTCGTTGCTAAACTCTGTGATAGCAGTTGAAATTGCTGTAGCAACTGTTGCATTTGTAGCAAGAACAGTTGTATCTGTAATTCCATGGACATTTGTTGTATCCGCATTGTGTGTATTAACTGCACCATTAACTACGGATCCAATCATGTCTACTGCACTGGCTAATTCTCCAAGAGTGTCGAGTGCTGCTGGGGCATTTGTTATAAGAGACCCTAGTTGTGAGATAGGAACTTGGCCTTGGCTATTAAGTGTGGCAACACCACCAGGTACAGCCATTTGTGAATCTAAAATAAAACCTGAAGTATCAAGGTCTCCAAAATCTTTAAAATACGACAGGGCAGACCATTGGTTGGTACCGTCACCCATCTTAAACATACCTGAATCAGTTTCAAAACCAATTTCACCTGCTGCTAATACTGGGTTTGCTGCAGTCCATTGTGACGCAGTACCTCTACGCTGTTGCATTCTAGTTGCCATTTATCTCTCCTTATGGGGGCTGCCCATTATTCTCTTATTATAACATCAATTTATTAATTGAAATTATCTACTGCACTACCGCCATCGAATACTACTGTCCAAGTTGTATCACTTGGTCCACCAGCATCCAAACCTACACCCAATGGGCTATTAAAAGTTCCAGCATTATAGAACTGCGAAACAATGAAACCTGTTCCATCAATTGCAGTATCGTGAATGTGCTCTGGAAGTGTGTTTGTATCATCAATAGTTGCTTGGGTATACCAAGAACCGTTGTAATAAAAATTAATTCTACTTGTTAAAGTGTCTAACCATTGTGTTCCATTAGTTGGTGAAGAAGGAGCAGTTGTGCCTACAGCCATTGAACGACTATCGACATACTCCTTAGTTGCTGCATGTGAAGCAAGAGTTGGATCTCCCACTGTTACTGCATCTCCGAATGTACCGCCGTTTGATACGACTAATCCATTCTTGACTCTGAAGTCTTTATCGACTGTTGTCATTTACTACTCCCTCTTCCAACTATTTTTATTTTTTATTACGCTACTAGTGTTCCGACAACAGTCACTGTTGAGGTGTTGTTGGCAGTTGTTACTAGAAGTTGTACATCTGTTCCTGAAATACCTGCTGAAATTGTTGATGCTGAACCATTAGTTCCAACAATTCCGTACTCAGTAATTGCAATATTGTCTGAAGTATCAAGTGTTAAAAGTACCTTTGAGATTTCAGTGTGTGTTCCGTAGGCAACCTTTACAAGGTATTCTGCTGAACGGTAGTCAGCCTTTGCAAAAGCATGTGCTACCTGAATTCCTGCTGTTGGTGCTGACAGTGTTGCTGCAACTTGCTTAGCAACCGAGTTTAACGCAACCGCTGTAAATGAACGAGTTGTTCCATCTACTGCAGCACGAGCACGAGCATCTGTAAAGTACTTGTTTGTACCTTCTGCAAGATCAGTTGTTGTAGAATCTGCTACACCATTTTCTGCTGATATTACAAGACCGTTTTCATCACCTGTTATTGTAATGTTTGTCTTTGTAGCACCAACGATAAGTGCTGCTGCTGCAGTCTTAGCACGAGTTGTTGTAAAGTATTGAGAAGTTCCTTCTGCAACATCAGATGTTGTAAGTGCATCAGCATAAGCCTTTGCATCTACTTCAGCCTGATCTGCATATGTCTGATAAGCAGTTGTAATTGCTGTCTCACGAGTGTCTGTGTATGCCTTTGCATCTACTTCAGCCTGATCTGCATAGTTCTGGTAAGCAGTTGTGATTAAGCCTTCACGAGTGTCTGTGTATGCTTTAGCATCTGTCTCTGCGCCATCTGCATAACCTTGTGCTGCTGTATCAAGAGTTGAAATTTCTCCATCTACATAACCCTTTGTTGCTGCATGTAGATTTAATGTTGGTGCTCCTGACAATGTCAAGGCTCCAGTCATTGTATCTCCAGCCTTTGCTACTCTTCCAGCAACTGCGTTAGCAGCGTCAGTAGCATAAGATGGGTTGTTAGCAATTGCTGCAGACAACTCATTCAATGTGTCAAGTAGTGCTGGTGCTGCTCCAACAAGATCAGAAACTTCCTGATCTGTGTAAGCCTTAGAATCTACAAGTGCCTGTGCTGCTGCACCCTTTGCATCATATGTTGTTGCAAGGTTAAGACCTGTTATTGCTGTATCTGTGTAAGTTTCTGATGTTGAAATTGCATCTGCTTCTGCTTGATCTGCGTAAGCCTGAGTTGCAAGAACATCTGCACCCCACTTAACAGAAGAACCTGCTGCTGGAGTAAGAACGATATGAGAATCAGAATTGATTGTCATTGATCCTGCGCCAGTGAAGTTAAGTGTATCTCCAATAGTCTTATTTGTTAATGTTTGTGTGTCTGATGTTCCTACTACGTTACCAGTTACACCGTGTGCAGAAGTATCAGATTCGTGATCTGCAAGATCTCCTGCTACAAGTCCTGCTTCTGTTGCTGCAGTTCCTGCTGCATCGTATGCTGCTGCTGTAGCATCAAGTGCTCTTTGGTTTGTAAAGTACTTATTTGTTGCATTTTCTGCAAGGTCTGCAGTATCGTGGTTTGAAAGGCTTGATACTGTTCCTGTTACGTTACCAGTTAAATCTGCTGTAATTGTTCCTGCAGCAAAGTTACCATTAGCATCACGCTTTACAACCTTGTTTGCTTCGTTAGCAGATGTGGCTGTTCCGCCAATAAGACTAACAATGTAGTCTTGATCTGCTTGCTTCTTTGTAAGAACGTCAAAATTGTTAACTGTCGCTGTTGTACCTTCAACAATGAGACCACTCTTAATTTTAAAATCTTTATTTACTGTTGCCATTTTTTATATCTCCTTTTATTATGCCTTAAGTCCCATACGAGCATATCGTACAGTGACTGGCTTGATCGCAGGATCTGGAGTGACTGTTAAGGCCACGGTATTTCCAGTGCGAGAGACATTAATGGTGCCAATATTCCCATCATTGTCGATTGTTCCATACTCGCTGACTGATACATTTGCACCGTCAACAAGAATACTTAGTTCAGTTGCGTAGAACTTATTGTCCCCTGCGGAGGTCTTTGATATTGAAACAATATACTTAACCAAACGCCAAACTGTTGCATCAAAGTTATCAATAACAGTTACGTTCTCAATTCCATTGACTGTGTTTTCATTGTTACCCGCTGATCCCAAATCTGTTGACTGAGAAACAAGGGTATCGATTAAATCTACGTAATTTTCTTGAGTAGGTCTATCACCTGTTTGAAATAGACTCTTTACTCCTGGGACTGATATCTTTGCCATAGTGAGATTATAGCATGTATTTTAAAGTATATAGTTATTCAAACCAATTACAGCAATGCCAATTGGTGCTGGAGATGATGCGGAATAGCCTGGAATCTGAATGTTTGTTATACGTATTCTAAATGGTAATACTTCGTTAATCTTAACTATAGGGGAAGGCTTTGAAATCTTTATAGCCCCGTAAGTTACAGCATTAATTGCTGAAACTTTTCTCTTAGTATTATTATTGATTATTGAAGTAGCCATTAATCAGTTACATCTTCAATAACAATTACGCTACCCTGGCAAACTGTCCAAACAGTCTCATTCCCTGGGGCAGACAACTGAATATCAAATATGTCTCCAGTCTGCAATGTTAAAGATTGTGTTGCTGATAAAAATACTGTAAATTCTCCTGGAAGGTCGTCTGGATCTGCAGCGGGACTTAGAGTCATAACAACCGAAGCATCGTCACTAATAAGTGCTGGAGTGGTATTGGGTCTTTTAATTTTCATAGCAATTGCCCAGTCTGGAACATTTAAAGGTGCTTCCAAATCATCCGTTACATAAACTTTAAATGAGGCAGTGTCCCCACGGACAAATGTCCAAGTAACCTGTGGTGGCTTTGAGCCAACATCGTACTGAGATTTTTGAGAATTTCTGCTTGTTGCCATTTTTAAATTATACCACGAATCTTTAGTTTATACCCAGTCTTTTGGAAACTCTGTGAAGTCATCATAGCCTATAAATCTAAAAGCATCTGACTTTTTAGAACAAAACATCTCTCTTTGAATATAGGCAGTAAAAGTGCTTCTAGGGGTTCCAATAAAATCCTTTGACTGACACATTACTAATAATCCAATCAGACCAAAAACAATTTCTGACTGACTAGGTAAAGCCAAAAACTCATTTGAAAAATTATCTACAATGTAGTCATCTAAAAATACAATATCTTTATTTTTAAATATTTCATTGTTTACATCATCTGTTAATACTACAGTTTTTAAATCATTATTTTTAAGCGCTTTATCAAAATCTTTCTCTGAAAAACTAAATGTTCTTTCTGCATGATCTGTAAGCCTTACGTGCATGCCACGAAATTCTCCAAGACTCTTAGCAACCTTGTTTGCTAAATCAACATACTCCTCTTTAAAAGTCACCTTTATCTTATTTAAAAATTCATCATCTTGATTGGCAAAAAAAGTTTCACGGTTGGCCAGGTTTGGACCAGACATATTATACGACTTGCCTTCTTCAAAAATTAATTCTTTTTTATTAAAATGCTCAGCCCCTACTTGAATTTCTTTATTAACATTTGCATAATCTAAAAATAAGTTATCAGATATTTTAATTTCATCTTTAGAAAACTGATCTATTTTTCCAAAAGCAATATACTCCCAAACCAAAGATTTATCAAAATCTATTAACTCAAAAAAGTTTACCATTTCTCTTTTAACAATTGAATCTCTTTTTCCAAAAACAACATTATCACTAATTGGAAAACTATCAAGCCAATTTTGTTGCTTATCAAGTAAATTATAGATAACAAGTTTTTTCTTTGTTATACAAGAAAGACCAAGTCCTACTTCTAAACTAAACAGTCTGTTTGTTAGTCCTGCATGGTGCAATCTGTAAAATAAAAAGTTATCCATTTTGTTTTTTTATCCATTCATATGTTTGTTTGATTCCATCTTTAAGAGACATTGAGTAATCCCAATCTAACTTTTCTCTAACTAAATCATTGTTAGAGTTTCTTCCTCTAACTCCAAGTGGGCCAGGAATATGCATTTTACTAAGAGTTTTACCTTCAATGCTACAAGCAATATCTACCAGTTGATTTATAGTAACCATTTCTTCAGAACCTATATTGACAGGACCAGTAAAATCTGACTCCATAAGTCTTCTTGTTGCTTCTATACATTCATCTATGTATAGGAATGATCGAGTTTGTTCTCCATCCCCCCAAATTTCTATAAATCCATCTGCTTGTATAACTTTTCGACACATTGCTGCAGGAGCCTTTTCTTTTCCACCATCCCAAGTTCCTTCTGGTCCATAAATATTATGATATCTTGCAATGGCTACTGGGATTTTATTATTTCTATTAAAGGCTAAAAACATTCTTTCGCTAAACAATTTTTCCCAGCCATACTCACTGTCAGGATCTGCAGGGTATGCATCAGACTCCTTAAGTCCAGGATTATTAACATCTAACTGCTTATAGTCAGGATACATACATGCAGAACTTGAATAAAATATTTTAGTTTTATTTATATTATATTTTTCATTAAGCCTGGACTGTGCTCTTAACAAATTAAGGTTTATCAGAGCAGAGTTTTCCATAATCTGAGAATCATTTAAACCAGTAAATATATATCCAGCCCCACCCATATCGGCAGCAAATTGATATACCTCATCAAAAGAAGTTATAGAGCGATAAGGAACTTCGTGATAAAAGTTTCCTTGATATCCTTTAAACTGAATAACTTTTTCAACATTTTCATATACGGATAAATCTCTTTCAATAAACTCGTCTGCTTCTGTTTCTGAAAAGTCTGGATGTTTTAAATCAACACCACGAACCCAGTATCCTTCTGATTTTAATCTTTTAACCATGTGGCTTCCAATGAAGCCTCCTGCACCAAAAACAAGTGCTGTTTTTTGTGTCATTATGCTAAACCGTTTTTCAGTGCTCCCCAAGTGCCATTTCCTTTTGCTTGAACAATAACTATTCCAGGATTTCCTTGGTGTGCAACAATACCTACTGCAACTCCAGAGTTTGCTGGTTTTGCTCCTGATGAGTCATTGGCCCCAGCAACTAATCCACCAGTTTGTCCAACGTAGAGAATAGACCCACTTGCAAATGTTGAAGTATTTAAACCTTCAAGAACTCCACCAACTACAACAACCCCGTTTGAATTATTTGCTATTGTTGTTTTTGATAAACCTAATAATGTTTGTGATGATGTTCCAGTTAGTCTTGTTATTAATGTTCTTTCTGATCCAGAACTATAGCCAGAAGCATATACTGGATCCCCCGCTAAAATAGAAGATCCAGTTTCATTTCTTACACTAATTTGAAAATATGAAAGTCCTAATGGAGGAAGAATCTCTTCTAATTTAGTTACTAAATCTTCAATATCTCCGTGTACATTAACGTTATCGCTTGCTAAAGGATAAGGTAAGCCGAGACCGTTTAATTTTGTTGCCATAGTACTTTTATTATACCATTGTTCAGAGTTGACTTTTAGAGAAATATCATGATATACTAGGTAGTAACACCTACCAAGGTGTTATTGTTTTCTAAGGAGGAAACTATGATTAAATTTATCGAAAGAAACAAAGAGATCATTAGCACACTCAGTATCGTAGTACTAGTAACGGTTTTGTCAAACTCTGCTAATGCTATTTCAGATCTTGATACAAAGAACAATCTTAGCCTGGAACAGGCTCAGACATCGGAAACCGCCTCGAAAGAGGTTTTTTTGGTTTCTAAGGCAAAAAAACTAGAGAGTTTTGAGAATAAGACATCTCTGACCGATATTGAACTAAAGGAACTTCTTTCTCTAGTAGGATTTAAGGGTAAAGACCTTGTGGTTGCTTGGGCGGTTGCTAAAAAAGAATCTAATGGACGACCATTGGCTTTTAATGGCAATCATAAGACTGGAGACTCATCTTATGGCATGTTTCAAATTAATATGATCGATTCCCTTGGTCCTGACCGTAGAGACAAGTTTGATCTTGATTCAAATGCAGAACTATTTAATCCCGTCAAGAATGCAGAGATTGCATACTACATGACAAATGGTGGAGACGACTGGTCTTCTTGGAAAGGCATTACGCCAAAGACCAGAATGTGGATGAAGAAATTTCCTAAGTAGGCCATTTGTTTGCTGGGCAGGTTGCATGCAAAAGTTTTGATTTAGCAGCCATAAAACATCCACACAACTTGCATTGCTTGGTTGGCAAAAGGTTTGGACAAGACTTGCATATCTCATATCTTTGGTCTGCAACATTTTTATGAGCATATTCCGTATTTGGTTTAATAAAATCCCACGGTCTTGTTTCTCCTAAGTTTTGTTTATATTTTTCCCAGGCTGAAAGTTCTTCACTCATTTACCCATTCCGTTCTATATTCATTTAGTATAGACTCTGCAATAATATCATTAATAATAACAGAATATGAATTTCCTTCAAAAAAATATTTTAGTATATGTGTTGCTTCTTTTTTTATATTTGGTTCAATTGTATATGTTGTATTTTCTCTATTTTTAAAAAAAGAAACTAAAACATTTTCTCCAGGTAGAGAAAGAATTAAATTTTCTTTTTTATAAATATTTATTGTCATAGTACCAATTCTATCATATTACCGCAATCTTCAAGCCATACCTGGACAACACTCATTATTGTCAGGATTAAATGCACCTGGGCATTGCTCTTCATTTGAAGCATAGTAACATCCTGGGCCATAACCTGATGGGGCAGGAGTAAACGAGAATGCTGGTGTAAATGTAAATGTAGCAGTAGGAGTAAATGTAAACACACCAAATGGTGAGAATCCAAATACATAGAAAGGTGTAAATGTAAATACTGAAAATGCTGGGACGGGTGTAAATGTAAATACTGTAAATGCATCAATTAAATCTCCACAGCATTGCATTCCAACTCCTATTTGATAGTCATTAGGCCCTCCAAGATATTCTCTTCCTAATTCTGCACAAGTATAATTACTTGCCCTAGTGGTCATTCCAGGACATTGAGGTTTGGCTACTGGAGTAAATGTAAACACACTAAATGGTACAAATGAAAAAACTCCAAATGGTGTAAAAGTAAATGCTGGAGTACAGGCTTCATTTTCTTCCCAAGGTCCAGACCTTCCTGCTATATAAAATGCTTGACTATAACTTGAAGTAGTGCAGTCTGCATTAGTAGTGGTTACTGTTCTTGTTGTAGCATATCTTCTTCTTGAGTCTACGTTACAGTTTCCCCAATCGCCCCAATCATAGGTATAGGTAGTAGAAGAATTGCAGGTCACTAAACAATCTCTTTGCTCTCTCCAAGGACCTGAATTTCCTACTGTATAAAAATATTGAGTTCCAGTGCTGACAGAACAGTCTGCATTAACTGTAGAATAATCTCTATATGTTGCCCATCTAGACTGTGTTCCATTAGAGCATGTCTCCCATTCTCCCCAACCGTAAGTATATGTTGTTGCTACTGTACATCCTGCAGCAACGTAATTCCACATAGTTAAATTTACACTTGTTCCTGAAGCAACTGCAGTTCCTGATGATGGTGATTGGCTTTGTACTTTGCCACTATTAGCAGCAGTGCTTGTAGTTGTTCCTGTTGCAAAACTTCCAGTAACTAATCCTGCTGCTGTGATTGCACTTTGTGCTGCTGCAGATGTCATTCCTACAACATTTGGAACTGTTTTATCCAATATTGGTGGTGTGTCTGCATTTGTTTTTACCGTTCCTTGACCCAAAACAGATTGACCAGTTCTTCCTGGTCCAGGGTATACAAAAAGAGTTATATCATGGACATTATCTGGCGTAAGGCCAGTTGCAGTAACAGTTGTTGCGGTGGTGCCTTCTACAGAAAAGCCTGGTTCATCATCTGAGAATCTTGGAACTACCATCAAGAAAAAAGAACCTTGTCCTGTTGACGTCCAACTAATTGTTGCTGTAGTTGTTCCAGTTGCAGTTCCTGATACGGTGCCAACTGTTGTACCTACTGGGGCAGGAGTAAATGTAAAAACAGTAAATGGAGTAAAAGAAAACACTGAAAATGGTACAAATGAAAACGTAACTGGTGTAAATGTAAATGGTGTAACTGGTGTAAATGTAAATACACTAAACGGAGTAAAAGAAAATATTCTATATGTAAAATCTATTGGGCTTTCATAATCAATTAAAACTCCTGGAGTTTTTGCTTGAGTTGCTACAGTATTTGTTTTTGTATTATCTTCTTGTGTTATTGTAGATGCAACACCTACAGTCAAACCGTTGGTTTGAATTAGTGCTTCTGCTGCTTCTTTTGATATCTCAAGAATGTTTGGTACTGATACCATTCCTTTTGAAGCAGACCATTTGCTAATCCAACCCATAATTAGCCCTACGCTGTCAAATCGCCAATAAGAATCCAGGTATCGTTTTCAGTCTTTACTAGCGAACCACCAGAATATCTTGCAGCAATTTTCTTATTCATATTTTTACTTAAAATAGTAACACCGCTTGCTTCGCTAATTAAGACCCCACCGCTTCCATATCTAACTAAATCTACACGCTGACCAACTACAATAGGAACCGATGCATTGGTTGGTACTGTTATAACAACATCGTTATTTGATGTAATTTTTAAGGTTTTTCCAACATCTGCCAAACTTAATGTTTTGCTTGCAGTTACTGCAGTTAAATAAACAGAGTCAGAATATTCTCTCCAAGATCCATTATAATAATATTGAATCTGATTTATAATGTCTCCATTATCAGTTTGCTGAATAAAGCAAACAAGACCATTAACTGGATTTGTAATAATGTCATTTCGTGATGATGGATTTAAAAAGTTATTTACTCCACCTTTTGCACGTACAACAGTTTCATAAGTTGCTGAGTTCAAATATTTATGTGTTCCACTCCAAACATAGTTTGCAGTTGTGTTTGTACTTCCAGTTACTGGATACCATGTATCTAGTTCTGAATCGTATAGGTATGCTAACTTACCTTCATCGCTAACTATTGACATTATACTCCTATCGGCTTCCATGCATTTGTTAATGAATCAAAAATATACATTGTTAGTGGAACTGAGTCTCTATCAACCCAAAGTGCTCCGTCTGTTACTGTATTTGATGCTGGTGGAGTATTTGTAAAAATTGCACTTGGAAAAACAACAGAATTGGAAGCAGATGAATTTTTCTTCATCCAGACATATCCTTCTATTGGAGTTACTGGAGCATCATTTGTTACAGAAGATCCAATTCCTCTACTATTAATTGCTGATATATCGTTTTTCATCAATTGTAAATGATGAGCAATTGATTTTTCTTGAATTTCTGAAGTTGATGTTGGAGGGGTTGTTGTTCCATATAAAAAAAGCCTTAATGCTGCGACAATATCTGCAGCGTCACCGTATTCTGGTATCTGAGTATTAAAAGGTCCGTTTAAGTTCGGATTTATATCTTGAGCCATTGTTAACCACCTCTAAAAAATTATACCATACTAATAAAGAGATGAACAACTAAGTTTCCAGACAAATCTGACCAGATTCCAGACTGAAGGCTTGCGCCATTGACGGTTATTGGAAGTCCACGGGATGTGCCATTGGTTACTATATCTCCTATTAGAATAGAACTTGCTATTGGATTTTGACTTCCAGAAATATTATGCATCACAGCAAAATCTGAAGACTGAACGGTAGTTATCATGTCTTCTGGGACTATATCTAGAAGGTTTACAATTATGTCAACTTTTCCAGCAACAAAAGTTCTTGATTCTGTTTCTGAATATTGATTTGTTGTCATTTTAAAGATTTTTTCCCAAATTTCTTCATTCCCAGAATTACTTATTCTTTGATATAAAAATTGATAGTCTGGATCTGATGGGTTAACATTTATACATAAATCAAAAATCTTAAATGTTTGATTTCCACCTATAGATACTATGTTTGGATCTCCAACAGAAGTAAAAATTCTACTTCCTCTTTCTCCGCTTGGACCAACATCTAGGTCTACGTCTATTGAGTCTGGTCCTCCAAGAACAGTAATGTCTTCTGTATCAACTAAAACATCTACCATTTATCAAACTATCCATTCTTGAGGAGTAACATCTTCAACTACTGTTATAATTCCAGTTAAAACTGTAATAACTTTATCATATGGTTGCAAATCAGAAACTCCCAAAGCAGGGTCTACTATCTGAATATCATAAACATATTGAACAACAGAACTTAGTCTTTCACCATCTCCTGGACGAATTGCACATGTTAGATATGTGTTATCTGGAGATATAGAAACATATGCTTTAATTTGAGCACTTTCAACTGCTCCTCTAACTGGGGCAATTGTAAATTTTGGTCCTTTTAGTGCGGTTGGATCATGTTCAAATTGCTGAAGGTTATATGCTGTTCCATCAGACTTTTTTGGGTATACCCGAAATTCATAGGTATCACCTTTATAGTATGTAATGTTCATTGTGCCTGGGAATGCCATGATTTTATTATACCATGTTACCTGACTGAAACTGCTATACTTTTTAACAAGACTATGGCGTCCATATCGGTTCTAACTTGTGGACTGATACCAGAAATCTTGTCTGCATCTGAATTTAAAAATAGGTTTTGAGTGACAGAAAGTTCATAGGAATACTGATATTTTAAAGATGCTACAAAAGATATAACTTCAGACTTGCTTTCAGGAAAAAATGATCTAACCCATACTTCTGTATTTGAAGAATATGTAGTGATTTCAAAATCATAAGTTATTTGTAGTTGGGTGCCAAGTTCTAATCCTTTAAGATTAATTCTTTTTGTTTCTTTTCCATATAGACCCTGAGAATTTGATGGAAGATATTTTTCAACTGTTTCACGTGAAACATTTCCAAGAGTTAAGGATACCCATCCGTCTTCTCCCTGAGACGCTCCAGTTTTTGTTGGTATCAGGTTATCAGATACGTACTTTGCCCAACCTGCTGGCTGATTGTAGTTTGGTAAAGAACTTTTTCCATCCTGTCCTTTTTGTCCAGTATCTCCCTTTTGTCCTTTTTGTCCATCTTGTCCAGGTTCACCTTTAGGGCCTTGCTGTCCAGTTTCTCCTTGAAGACCTCTTGGTCCTTGAGGGCCTGGAACTGGAATATATCCAACAGAACTATCTGTAATTATACTTTGCTGGTTTTCAACTTGAGATGCGTATGCTGCCTTCTTGCTTATTGGAAAATCCATATTTTTAGAAACCATAAACCCTCCAGTAAATTATTTTTTAACTTTAAAAACTTTTACATTTCCATTTGTTGAAACTTTTATTGCTGACGGCAATTGGATGGGAGTTATATGGGATACTTTTATAATTGGCATTAGATGGTACCTGTAATATCGCCAATCACATTTATTGTTCCAATAACTGGAGTCCAGACAGTATCGTCAATTTTAACTTGAAGATCAAAAATTAATTCAGAAACTATGCTTTTATAGGTTGTTCCCCAATAAGATGTTATATCTGGAGAAGCGGTAACAACTACATATCCAGGATGTGAAGAAACTACTAAATCATCAATTATCTGAGTTTTTGGATCATAGGAACTTGCTTTAAAAATCCAGCCAGTAGTATCAAATAATGAGACTTCATCATTTTCTAAAAAGTCGATTCTTATAGTTGCAGTATCACCACGAACTACAGACCACTTGATATTTATCGGGTCATAGCCAAAAACTTCAGGTCCACAGATAGTCATAATACTAGATTATACCATGAAAAATGACTAATACCATGATCGGTGGGTATAGGACAAACCATGGTATTAGACTATAAAATTGTACCACAAAAAGGGACAATATAGACATGATATTAAAGTTTACCAAACTGTTATAATTGGATATGTCCGTTTTATTACCATAAGTCTTTTATGCCAGGATTGCGATAGTGTATACTTAAATATATATAAGAGAAAAGAACTATCTTTATAGTTTTAAAAGATATCTTTATATATAGTATATAGCAAATTATTTATTGTTAGCAGCAATGTGCTTAATTAAAATTTCATACATTTCGTCGAGTTTCTTTTCCTGGCGATCTCTAGATTTAATAGAGTCAATTCTTTGGTCATCAACGGCGGTTTCTAATCTCGAAATTTGATCTTTCATCGATGATCCAGAATTCGGCTTAAGTTCGCTGAGATAATGTTTTACCATCCACTTGATTGCGAAGGCGATTGATGATACAATTGTAAGTATCGCTACGATTAAGGAAGCCCAGTCTTGCACAGTCATAACATTATTATAAAGGACGTTTATACTAAATGAAAACACAGATACTTAATACACTGGAGCATTCTAAGAATTTAATTATATCCCCTGACATGGATGGTTTTATGTCCGCAAAATTATTAGAGCGTTTTAACGGTTCAAAAATAGTGGGTTCGTACGATAAAAATCTTTTATGTCTCGCCGACGGGATCTCCCCAGAGGAATGCTTATTTGTAGACTGTGACATGAATCGAGAAGGTTTTGTTTCACTCGGAAATCATATGCGCTTGATAGAGGATGCTATGTCTTCTAAGTCGTTCAATCCGAATGTACACTTCGGCGTCACGACATATAGCGACAAGTTTCCTTACGCAACTGCGTTTTTAATTTCGTTCGCAACAGAGGTTCAAACCTCCGAATCTGACCTTATACGCATGGCCTTTGCTGATTCAACTCTACGCAATATGGAAAAGTACAGCAATAACATGCGAAACTGGTCAACACGGATGGAACATCCTGCAACAAAGTACATAACAGACAATTCGGACATTGCACGGGATAACGATAAGCAAGCAAGATTTGAATATGTTGATCAATCATTTACATCTAAGAGATACGGTAAGGAACGTTATCTCAATACCCTTAATACGGCCCTAGAAGCCCAAGAGATGAGTTTTGAGCCATTAGTCCAGGGTGTTAAGTATATGGCTGACAAAGTAGGCCGAAACACCTTGGTAAGGTATCAAAAAGATATAATCTCATATGCTGAAATATTTACAGATGAATATAGCGTGACATATGACCAGGAAATAGAGTGGAAATAAGGTTTGACGGATATTTGCCAATACGCTATAATAGTTATACAACCGTTTTCGGTTTAACATGTTAACACCAGAGGAGAATACAATGAAGGATACAGCAGTAGAAATTATGTCTGAAACTGTTGAACAGTTTAATAGACAAATGGCAGCACAGCAAAATATGGATCCCGCCGAAATTGAAAAAATCATTAACGAGCAGTCTTATCAACTTCGTTATATGAATGGCATTATTTACGATGCATTAAAAGATAACGGTCATATTACAGAATAATGACTGATGCCAAAAGTGGAGAAGACTTTTGTTTTCTATGCCCCGAAAATTCTAAAGAATATAAAATTTGGAACCACGTAGGGGTCACTTTTGGACAAAATGATACCAGATATCTATCTGTGTATATAGATCATGATTTTAAAGAATATCAAACCTTAAACCTTGACAATGAACATAATCCCATATACCAAAATGAAAAATACTTTGTGCATGAAGAGTTGTTTCCAAATACACCTTTTGAATTAGTTTTTATTCCAAATAAACATTATCGACAAACCAACGATATGTTAAATAGCCAAGAAGGACTTAGTACCTTTGCAGATATAGTTCAAACCATAAATGACCTTAGAGTGTACTTGGATATAGATGAGATATCTATTCATTTTAATGATCGATCCCCGAATTTTATTGGACTTATGGAGCATCCTCATATTCATATAGCCACTCATAGCAAATCTGAAAATTTATATCAGAGAGCGAGAGACTTTTTTAATGAAAAACCATGAAAATAAAGAATGGTTAGAGATCCAATATGTAGACCAGGAAAAGTCTATTGATACATTAGCCAAGATGTGTAATGTGGATAGAAAAGTTATTATAAATGCTTTAAATAACTTTCAGATCTATAGAAAGTATAATACGGACAAACATCCTAAGCGTTGGTAGGTCTTCCTAAGTCTTCCCAGAAAATTTCTCTACCCATGTTATCTGTTACTGGCATAGACTTTGATTCACATTCTGAACAAACAGTTTCTGAAAATATTTTTACAGCAAGACTATCCATTTCTGGCTTATATAGTGAACTTTCAAAATTAAATTCATCATCCCAGGCATTTTCTAAATTATCTAAAATTCCCATAGTTCATTTTACCATAAATCTGAAAATATTGTTCAGATGTATGATACGTGTTTATAAAAATAAAATGACAAAAAAATAGTGCGCCCATAATAGACGCACTAAGATTTATTTACTTGTCAAACTTTTTTAGCCTTACCTTGTATCCAACCTGAGTGGATACCAGCAAGTGGTGCGTCTATGTTGATAGCCGTACCTATTGGTAGCACTTCCGCATAGCGGTCAATGAAGGATAGTACATTCTCCTTGTTAGGAAATTGCATCTTCTTAGTAGTACCTGTAACGCTTGTTAGTGTTGCTGTTATCATTTAATTACCCCCAAATATAAAGCATAGCGCTATTGCTATACCTACGCCAATAAAGGCTCCTATTGGTGCGCCGAAGTCACCATTCTCGTCTATCCAATCGATTACTGCTGTAAATGGGTTCATTTTCTGTCCTTTGTTAGTTTGTATAATGGAAGTATAGCAGGATAGACTGACAAAAGCAACTCGACACGCCGTATATAGAGCCTATGTCTATGTGATATACACCACATCGATCCCCTAGAAAAAAGTTATCCACAGGGTGATGTGTATAAGTAATGTGATGTACCTCATATGTGACTAATCTCACAATGTCCGATTTACACCATTTATACCCCTCAAAATGTCAGACCCCCCTGCTACAATTACAGTATAAAGAAAAACAAGCGGTAAAGAAATCCGCTAAAGAAAGGTGGTCATAAAATGACTACATTAGAAAAAATGACAGTATGCGTTGAGCATAACCCTATGAAATCCGCTATCTCTGAGGTAATGGATACACAATACACTTTCTGCCAAGATTGTGAAAATAACATTGAGCGTTGGTATAACGATACCGACCCTGAGCGTCTGCCTATGTGGACAGATTGGAAGGTGTCTAAGTAATGATTACTCTTACACTTACATCTTACAATGGCAACACTAAAAAAATGCCTTTCGTTACCGAAAAAAAATTGCGTGAGTTTATTTCTGCGCTACCTTTACAATTAAATAAATCAACAACTCTAAAAGTAGAGTGCGACCTGTTAGCAATTAACGGAATTATTAGAGGAGAAAAATAAATGAGTATTTGGACTAAGTTTGCTACTGTAAACGACTACCCTACGGGCTTAATGAACTTATGCCCTTGCGGTCAAGTGGTATTAGCACCCGCTAAGTATCACGAAGGATTTGCTTGGTGGGATAATCCTAACAAGTGTAAAGAATTATTTGAGGGAGTAACTAAATGAGTACCTATGTACCTATCAAGTCAGTATGCGGTGCGGTTAGCACTACCATTGACATCTATGACTATGACCTAAACCCTAATGGGGTTGTGTGTTGTGATAATTGCGAAAGCATACTGTTATGCCGTAAGGCTTGGGATTTCTTGTATAAGGTAGGCAAGTAATGATAAAAGATGAATTGCGTGATGAAGCAGTTAAATTAGCAAAAGAAAAATACGGTAATAACTGGTTAGCGGGTCTATGGGGTTGCGCTGGTGTATTGCTAACAGAAAAAGATTTTAAAGTTATAATTAGTGTAATGGAGAAATAAAAATGAAAACACTTCAAGAAAAATTAGATGAAAGCGCATTAGCGTTAGAGCCAATACTTTGGGAATTACTAAATGAAATTGAGGAAAATAAATGAGTAACTTTTTTGTAAGTGGCAACGCATTGTTTTGGTTTTCTTTTATTTGTTTATTCTATGGATCTTATTTATTCGTGAAAGGCGAATAAAAAAATCCTAGCAAAAAGTTATCCACAGGGGTGTGTATAACCAATGTGAGATTAATCACATACGACACGCCGTGTTTAGATTTGACTTTTTGACATTTCTTTGCTATACTTACATAGTAAGAACAATTAAATAAAGACATTAGCCAATGAGCCTAAGCAAATAAGTGTGAGATAAATCACAATGCGCCTTAGCAAATAAGTGGCAAAAATGTCAGCCCCCCCTGATAAGATAGTCTTATCACTTAAAGAAAGGTCAAATAATGACACTTGATGAATACAAGCAAATGGTAGAGGCTCAACGCCTTGCCTCATTAGGTAAAGGCTTAGAAGCCCTAATGAAATCAAAAGCAATACAAGACAAAATGAAAGAAGGAAAATAATGTCAGCAAATGTTTACACAATCGAAAACCTACTTGTAGGAAAAACTTATCACTCAAAAACTTTGACAGGTGAAATCGTATCTGCTCAAATCCACCCTAAAGCGGTTTGGTATGAAGGCGCAGAGGCTTATCTTGTAGAAGTACGCAAGCCTTATGGCGGTTATACTTATCGCACTCTTGCCGTAAAGGTTGGTGACTAAATGATAAACTCAGTTATGTCGATACCCTGCGAGGAATGCCACTCAACAGGTTTAATCTTTTTTGGCGATAATGATAATTTCGATGTCGAAACTTGCGTATGCGATTTCGGTATGGAACAAGACTTAAACTTATTTAACACCCCCGAAGTAAACTAAAGAATAGGAAATAAAATAAATGACTAAAGTAGAACACACACTAAAGTTCGTAACCGAATTTGATGAAACTCATCCAATTGCGATGGAAGCACTTGCTATCCCTCACTCAGAATTAATTGCTATGCTTGAAAGAATGCTAAAAGATTTACTTGTGCCTGCTATTATACCTGTACTTGATGAAATCAATGCTAACGGGTCCTACGCAATTCTAAAGGTGGCCGAATAATGAGCGACTATTTAGACTACATTGATGAAATCTATGAAGAATTAGTAGATGAATTTGGACACGAATCAGAAAGCGAGTGTACTCACAAATGATGACACGAAAAGACTATATCGCAACTGCTGATATTCTTAGCAATTATTCTTTTGGTATGGACTCTTTACTATTTGCAAATATCGTAAATGATTTTGTTGATATGTTTGAAAAAGATAACGAAAGATTTAATGCTGATAAATTTATTGAAGCATCAATGACAATTGGTGGCAACGATTAAATAAAATAAAATCCTGAGCAAGATCTAAAACTGCTCAAAGATTTTCCTAGCGTGTCGTCCACAGGTTATCCACAAGTCATTTAAGAAGTTATTTACGACACGCCCGAAATTTTGTGAATTTTATCACATAGATTGAGCGTCTTACTATTTGGAATTACTCAGCAGTAGGTAGATAAATGTCAGCCCAAAATGATAGGATTACATAGTAATAAGATAAAGAAAGAAGGCAGAAATGACCGCAGAAACAATAGACCAAAATGAGTTTTATTTTATCAAAGATGAAATGAGATTTTGTTGTGATGAGTCACAATTTAAGTATGTCTGTAAAGCCCACGGCGAGGCTATGGGTTGCTACTACCACGAGTTTGATTACACAGAGGATTGCGAGGAACAACACTAATGGGATACATTGAGATTTTTAGAATTGACAACGAAGGCGCAGGTTGGATAGACTTGGAGCAAGCAACACCAGATGAGTTATTTAACTTAGAGGTTGGATTGCTTAATGAAGGCGCACTATTTACCACTAAGGAGAACGACTAATGGAATACCTATACGCAGTAACAGTATCGTATGATAGCAAGCCCGTACATTGGACAGGGCGTTACTCAGACGCACTATCCGCAGTTAATACTTTTAATACTTTTGAGGATTGGGGATTTGCTGATGAGTACGCAACAGTTAATCTTTCAGAGCCTTCAGGTAAATTACACACTAAGACTTTCTATCGTGAAGGCAGAAGGGTTGTGACTAAGTAATGCCATTATACGAATTTACTACTTTCATAACTATCGAGGCAGACAACGAAGAAGATGCCGTCCGTTGGTTTGACTATAAAACCGAAGATTTAGAAACCTATGTCGCAGAAATTGAGGAGAAATAATAATGGGAAGCGTAACAGCAATTGGATTAGCAGATAGCGTATTAGATTTAGAAACGCAGTTAGCCTATCACTTACAAGGTAATCACTACCCACCCGTACCACTTTCTATGGTACAACCTTGTATTGATGCTATTGACGCATACTATGATGAGGACTATGACCGATTTATTGCTATGCCCGAAGGCGTATTCTATAAGGGTATGAGTCACGCACCTGCCCACGCTATTGTAGATCAACACCACCTATCTTGGTTCATTGACCCAGTAGATGAATACGAGGATAACGAATAATGTCTAAGGGCTATAAAGTAAGCATGTATCATGAGTTTTATCTTGAAACTACCGACATTGAAGAGGTAATGAAAAATTACCAATTCCCTGATTTTTGCGACTGCGAGTCTATCATTGGCGAGCCTGAATTTCTAATCAACAGTAACTCATGGGTAGAAATGTCAGACTCAGAATTAGATGCGGAGTTCGCATGATGACAATAAATAAATGCCCTTGTGATGAACACGACTGCCTTAATCAAGATGACTACACGAAGGACGGGGACACTTGCGAAGAGTGTTTTATGGATTGCGTAGAAATAGATGAGGATGAGTAAATGCCGTCTAAAGCACCAACCGCACTTTCTTCAAAACACTTAGGTCAAAGTAGGTATCAAGGACAAAGTAAAATGTCAGAACTTAAAATGCTTTACTCAAAAGGCAATGGCTATGAAGGTCGCTATGACTTTCCAGTAACAGTAACGAAAATTGAAGATAAGGATAATAATGCCTGATACAATGAAAACTATGAAATTGATCCACGCAGATAACTTAACACCAGACCAAGTAATGCTTGGTGATTTAATTAAAGTTGATGAGGACATTGTTGAAGTAATTTTTATTGAAAGTGATTCTACTGGAGATAACTATGACATACAAACTCAAAACGAATTTGGTGAAAAAGAAGTTAATCAGTATAGTTACACTGATACAATTCCTCTCTATGTTTTTGTAGATGAGCATGACGAGTAATAAGAATTAATTTTGTGTGCTTCCCCGCACAAAATTTTCCTAGCGTGTCGATGTGAGATTGATCACAGATTTAAGATTTGACATTTTAAGACGATGTATGCTAAGATTAGTTTATGACAACAAAGAAAAACGCTGAGGAATTACGCAGACTTATGGAACTCCGTAGGTCTAACGCTGCCTCTGCCGTACCTTCTAAAAAGGCTTACAACCGTAAGAAATGTCAGTCCGAACTGCTACAATTAAAATATAACAAATAAGAAAGGTCGCCCCACTATGACATTCGAAAACGATGAAATCTATGATGAATACTACGCAACAACCTGCCCTGAATGTAAAGAAAATGCCGTTGACGCATATGAAGAAAAGTGTACACACTGCTTACTTGAAGAAATGTCTTATACCTATAATGAAGACATTGCCTTAGAGATGAGCCTTGGTCTTGACTACTAATACCCTTAAACTAAAAAGATCTAACGATAGAAAGGTGGCTAATCTTGTCACAAAAAATGGAAAGCAAGCCGCAATTGCCAACACCTTCGGATTACCTGCTGGAAAGGCTTTCTCGTGTCCTGGTGCCACTGGTGTTTGTGAAAGCGTATGCTACGCAGGAAAACTCGAAAAGATCTTCCCTGGAGTAAGAACTAACTTACTACACAATTGGGCCCTGCTAAAAGACGCAGACTATTTAACTATGCTTAATCTCATTGCTGAGATGATTGCTGAGTTTAAGGCTGATTGTGTAAAAAAGAATGCGCCTATGCTATTCCGTATTCACTGGGACGGTGACTTCTTTAATGATACTTATACCACTGCCTGGTCCGATGTGATCAAACTTAATCCTGATATTCAATTCTGGGTTTACACTCGTGTTAAGTCTGCTGCTCTCATCCTTAAGGATATTGAAAACCTGTCTCTTTACTTTAGCACTGATAGTGAGAATGTAAAAACTGGTGTTGATCTAAAAATTAATCAAGGTGTTCGTTTAGCATACCTTGCTAAGAATTTTGCTATTGGCCAAACAGATATGAAAGAAATGATTGGTAAGCCTGGTGCTAAGTGTCCTGAAAATCTAAAATCAATTCCACTTATCTCAACTAATGGAAGCGCTTGCGTTTCTTGCGGATTGTGTGTATACTCTAAAGCAGACATAGTTTTTTCTGCTACTAAGAAATGAGATAAATGAAAATTGCATTTGTAATGATACTGACGTACATTGTTATTATTACTTTTTTTTCAAGTCCCCGCTGAAAAGTGGAGGGCCTAGCAAAATCCTAGCGCAAAACTTTTGGTTTGTCAAGCATTTACGATGTGTTTAAGATCACACCCAAAACCCCTCCCGATTTGACATTTATGACATTTTTGTGCTACACTTATACTATAAACAAAACAAAGTAAAACTAAATAAACAGTTCTCACATAATGAGATTATCAGATAATAATTTGATAAATGTCAGTAGGAAATGTTATACTTAGGTATTACCCAAACAGAAAAGGAAAAACAAAAATGGCAGTAACAAACGCAACTTACAAGGTAGGCGACCTATACACTTCACAGAAGTCAAAGGTAACAGGTACTATCCAAGAAATCTCACCAAGCAAGGACGGACAATCAGTTCGTATCAAGTTAGATGTCAATGGCGCAACACGCTACACAACTTGGACAGCCAAGTAATCTAATTACTTATTCCTGAGCAAGAATTAAAAAGGCTCACTTAAATGTCAGACCCCCACGCTATAATAGATAAATACCCCACAAACAGAAAAGAGATAAAAAGATGGCAAGAGCAAAAGCAATAAATGTAAAAATCCCAACAGTTCGTGTAATCGCAGGATTAGAGGAAGCACTAACTAAGTTAGAGGCAGACTACGCAACACAAGAACAAAAAGAAGCAGAGTTCCAAATTGCTTACAAGGCTTGGCAGACAGAATTGGGAAAGTGGGCTATTGCTCATTTCTCAAAGGCTGAAAACCTCCGCACTAACTATCGTTCTTGGAACGAAACACTAAATGTTGATTTTGACATCAAGACAAAGGAAACAGACTTTCCAACAGAACCTGAAAAGGATTTTGAGGTTATTCACTCCAGCACTTATCGTGAGTCAAAGAAAGAAATGGCTAATGCTATTCGTATTCTAAAGATGACAGATGAGGAAACAGTAAATACCTCAACCTACAACGCAATCGCTCAGTACCTATAAATAATTAGGGTAGGAGGCTCAGAGCCTCTCCTAACTCTCCTGAGTATGAGATTAAACTGCTCACATAATTAAATAAGTGTAGGGGTTCCAGAATAAGGATCCTGCCTCTACATCACCTAAGTAAGTGTATAAACTGCTGAACCACGACCACAGAAATGCGTGGCTAAATAAATAGAGTGGAGAATTCGCCAGGCTGATTAGGGCGATCATAGAAATACTATAGAGTCAGTTCACACCAACTGTAAGAGGTGTAAATACCTGAGTATGTATCAAAACTGCTCACCTAAATTTGTCAGTGGTACCCAGTACAATTGAATTAACCAACTACAGAAAGAGGCCCCTTATGGACCAGCAAGTAAGCACACCAGCACCAACAGTTAATGAAACACAAGAATTTCTTCGTGACTCTTTAGCCAAGACAACATTGCGTGTAACACAATTAGAAGAGCACATCCAAAAAGTAACTCAGCGCTCATATCAAGATTCTGCAGATAAAAATCGTATGGTTGAATCAATGCAAGAATGGACTCTTTGTGAATTAGAAAACCAAGACATCACAGAAGAGCAAGCCGAAGCAATTGCAGAAATTATGGGCTTTGAATTAACAAAAGAATTCGAAGTTGAAGTTACTGTTATGTACTCAGTGACTGTTAATGCTCGCAATGAAGAAGAAGCACAAAATGCAATTCACGATATTGATTTTGATACTGTGCAATACAATTCAGATTCAATTGGGTATCTATCGTCTTCAATTGATAGAATAGATATTTAGTAGGGGGCTACTAATAAACCTGAGCACGTTTAAAAACTGCTCCTCTTTTCCCTCAAAATTTTCCTAGCGTGTCGGTGTGATATTTATCACATATGTTTAAGATCACATTTAAGAAATGTCCGAATTGCCCTATGTCTGGCTATACGATTTGACTTATGTCAGCCCATACTGCTATACTTGAAATTCAACAACAGAAAGAAGGAAATCGTGGCTCACGATATTGAAACTCAAAACGGCAAGGCATCATTCGCATCATTCCGTGAACCTGCTTGGCACGGATTAGGTACAGTCTTTACAGAAGAAAAGACAACCGCAGAAATGTTGGAAACAGCAAATTTAAATGGTTGGAATGTTCGTCTTGAAGATATGGAAACACCTACACACTTAACAAGCGACAAGGCATACCAATATGTTTTGCGTACTAACCCTACAGATAACTCTCAGACCGACATTCTTGGAATTGTTGGCGAACGCTATCACCCACTACAGAATGAAGATTTATTCTCATTCGGTGACAATATTCTTGACGGCGGGGGTCGTTGGGAAACGGCTGGCTCAATCAAGGGTGGTCGTGTTGTATTCGGTGCTTTAGCATTAGAGCGTGAAACAATTCTTGACCCTAACGGCGTGAGCGATAAGGTAAAAACTTATTTGCTCATCAACACATCACACGATGGTTCTATTGCCATTCAAGCAAGCATCACACCTGTTCGTGTTGTATGCGCTAACACTCTTAACCTTGCGCTTGGTGGCGTAGGTCGTAAGAAGAATAAGGGCATCAAGCAATCTTTCAAGATTCGCCACACACAAACCGCTAACGGCAAGGTACAAATTGCTCGTGAAACTCTTGGTCTTGCTAATGCTTATATGGACGAATTTGATATTATGGCTAAGGCTATGATTGAAAAAGAAGTTTCTGCTAAGCAATTCAATGACATCATTCTTGCTGCTTATGCTAAGCCAGAAAAAGATTCTAAGGGTTCAATGAAAAAGTGGGAAAATAAAGTTGATGTCATCAACGATATTTACACTGGTGAATTTAACGGAATGATTGCTGGTAATGCGTGGGGTGCTTTCAATGCGCTAACTGAACGCCTTGACTGGTATCGTTCTGCTCGTGGTGGTTCTAACGAATCCATTCTCGCATCAGCATCAGGATTTGACCCTGCTATTAACGCAGAAAAAAATCGTTTGCTAAAAGTTGTACAAAATGTTATGTCCTTAGCATAACAAAAAAATATCCTGAGCAAGATATAAAACTGCTCTCCATAACTGGAGTGTTAGCATAGTTGGTTAATGCGCTACCCTGTCACGGTAGAGATCACGGGTTCAAGTCCCGTACACTTCGCAAAATTTTCTAGTAAAAATATTTCTAGCGGTGTGACATTTATCACATTCTTTATTAAGATGATCAATAATATTTCCCTGATTTAGGATTAAGATGGACTTAATATTTCCCCCAAACCTTGCATTTGTCAGACCCCTGCGCTATAATTAATATATGACCAAACAAGTGGCAATATATGAAATGAACTACTCCTGCTCTCCTGGTGGCGTTGACTGCTGGGAAGCAACTATTCAAGGTTATGGGGAGAGCACTACCGCCTCTGACTTTAAGACTGCTGGACAGGCTCTTAATTGGGTACTTGACAGACACCCTGACGAAATGTTAGAATTAGTAGTAACCTCACTTCCAGCATACGAAAAGGAATATGTATGACAACAGAAACCATAGAAGACCCAACAATGTATGCAGATTACTACTCTTGCGACCTTGCTATCTCTATTACAAATATCAAGGCTAAAAATGCACATCACGCAGAAGCAGTTATGCAAACCTTCATAGATGAGATTGGCAAGATAATGACTGATGAACTTAGTTGGGATGACGCCCAATGGGATATACAAGAAAATGTGTTCCTACCTGAGTTAGGTGAGTGGCATACAAAGTGAATACCATTGACGACCTAATCAATGAAATCTATGAAAGCAATTACTCTCACTTAGAGTTTGAGGAAAATATGGGTGGAGACGCTTGTGACTGCCATATCCACACTACACTAAATACTATTGCACATTACGCAGGGATAGAGGTAGGCTAATGTTAGGCTATACAGAAACAGATATTGCGGTAATGACAGATGCTATAGAAGATGCTATCAAATCAGGTAGACTATCTGATGAGATCACTGATGGTTTAGAGAAGGCTCAATCATTTCTTGATGGTCTATGGGCAGAAGGGTACTTTGACTAATGAAAGTTAAGATTGCTATTGAACAGATTATAGATATCGATGACGCTATGTCTAATGATATAGGGTTTGAACTCTACGGTCCACCTGATATGAGCACTGATGATAAGGTTGATTATCTTATCAATAGATTTTGTGAGGACATAGATACCCTTGTAAAATATGATGAAGTCAGAGATCAAATCCAAGTAGAATACATAGAGGATTAATATGTGGAGTAAGTATACATTTGTTTGTGATCCTGATGAGTGTGATGCCCTGGTTGAGTTTACTGTCAGAGATGACTTTGGCTTTCCCCTGGGGGTAGTGCAGATGAAGTGCCCTTGTGGTAGGTTCTTAAACTATATTAGTTATGAAGAAGCCTACGCTCCGATCATTACAGATGTGAGCAAGGTCACACCCCGTACAGTTGTCAAAATCGACTCCAACCCGTATAATTAATACTATGGACCTAAACACATTTATCGAATACATTAAACTACATCTGATTAGTCTTGAACAAGACCTTGAAGAAAACCCTGCCTCTATCCATGTGGTAGATATCGAGGGACAAATCTATGCTACCCAACACCTTTTGTCAGTGGCAGAGGGTAGAATATAACTATGATGAATACAACCTTAGAACCAAGACTACAGAAACTTATTGATATGGGTGAGTCAGGTACTGACATCCTACACGGGGAACTTAAGAACCTAATGCTGGAAGCCGAGAATGACTACATTGAAATTGAGAAAGAGGAGCGTGAGGGTGGATACTCTGACGCAATGCTTTCTATGGACCGCACACGAGCAGAAGGAAGAATGGACGCTCTTGTAGAAGTCTATGCCCTTACATATCAACTTGCATTTGCTATCAGTGACAGGATAAAGAACAATGAACAATGAGCGCTTTATTGAAATGGACCTTGATGAGTGGGCCGCTACATACAAGCCAATCAAAAACCATATAGATACAAATGCTTCCTTTGACGGAGAGATGTTTGAGACCTATGGTGATGAGGTTGACTTTGTAAAGCAGCAGGACCCTGCCTACATATGGATGTATGGCGACGGTGATGACGGTGGTTCTTATATCTGGAATGGTTGGCATTTTGTTAATCGAATAGGATACTTTATCACTGAGGTCCCCTGCCCTCCTGACACGACCATTCAGGTCTTGGTCAGTCATAACTGGTTCTACTGTGAGAACTGCAGCGCTGAGTTTGAGGACCCTGATAATATAATCAGAGATAAGTTTGATGAGGCCGATTTGGAAAAATGTCCTAATTGTGCTACACTTGAAGAACTACTACTAATAGAAACGGATACCCCACAATGAAACAACTAATAGGTTATTTTGCTGTTGACTCAGGGCAGGCTTTAATTGGCGACCCTTGCTACTTAGAAGAATGGAAGCCTTGGGAGTCAGACAAGATTGCTTTTGATGAGCACCATAACAAGGCAGGCGAGTACGGTTACCTTGGTGCTTGTAACGCTACCTTGACAAAAGGATACGGGGAACTGAACAAAGGTTCTGCCGTTGTATTTAACACAGGGTACGGTGACGGAATGTATCCTGTATACGCTGAAATAGAAGACGGCAGAGTACATAGTGTAACTGTTAACTTTGTTAATGATGAGGATGACGACAACTAATGGGAGCAAGAATCAACTATGTCTTTAAAGACTCACTAACAAAGCCTTCAGTGGTCCTATATAGCCACTGGGGTGAGACCGAATGGCAGCGGGACCTTGCTATGGCCCTGCAGCATTCAAAACCACGGTGGATTGATCAGTCATATGCCACGAGGATGATGATTAGTTATTTTATGCAAGACTCAGTCTTAGATGAGACAGGGTTTGGAATCTATGCTATTAATAACGATGAGTATGAATTTTGGGATACTACTGTAATCATCGACTTTAATACTAAAACTATCTATGAACTTGGCTCAGACATAAATGTCAATTGGGACGCTTTCATTAATGCATACGCCCCACAAAATGTAAGCGCTTAGGCGCCTTCAAATCAGGGGTTTGGTCACTTCCTGATTAAATAAATAAAGATAGGGTTGGCGTGACTGTGGGGGTTGCGCCACCCTGTCCTTTAGGGTATAATGAATTGAGAGGAGTATGCTATGGCTTATAGTCTTAGGAGAGCGGAACATACCCCTGCCTCACGCTTAGCGCAGAGGTTGGCAAAGTTATTGACAGAAGATTTTTCTATTGACTTAGAGCAGGTGGGAATGTATTTAGTACAAAACCACCCAGCCATTGTCTTTAATAGATTTGATGTCCTTGCCTTGACGGCACAAGAGGAGTATGATAGAATGATGACAGACCAATTTGGAGAGGATTACAATGATAGATTTCGCAAATAAGGCAGGTATCTTGGGACAGTTTTGGATTGAGTTCCGAGATGATGAGGATATGAAAAACTTTATCGAGTTCAACGATGTTGGACTACCTCTTGGATATTTTATTGCTGAGGGGTTAGTAAAAGAAACACCAATGGCAGAAACATTTATCTTAGAGACATTTGATCTGTTGCTAAAAGCATTAGAAGTTACAGAAGAGGAACTTGAAGGAGTTACTAATATGAACGAACTAATGGCGTATGTAGAAGAGAACCGACCAGAAGAATAATTTGTAGACAGGGAGCGCTTGCATAAGGGTGCTCCCTTTCGCATGCAAAAAAGCGCTAGAATTTTGATATGATACCATGGACAAACCATTTTGTCAAACCTTATTACGATCCAATCCAAAAAAGTCCCTGAAGTTCCTAGCATATCAAACCACATTTGTCAAACCTTATTACGAACGCAATCAAATTTTTCCCAAATCGTGCTATAATGGTTTGTATGAGTCCAAGATCACACTTTGCAGATTACGCTAAAAGAAGTCCTAAAGAATATCAGGCATTCACAGATTCTGTTTGGAACTCCTTTGTTAGTGTTACTCACATGATAGGTTTGTCTAAGTTCTTTTCTTTCACTCCCGCCCTAGAAATCATTAATGATCCTATCAAAGACGGCGAAGCCGTGGGCGCAGCCCTTGGGGAGATCTACCAATTTTCCAAGGGGATTCAAATAGATACACCAAACCAACCCCTATAGAATAACAAACCTTTTCTCCTGGTTTTCTATAAATAACATATAGGTTTGTTTAAAAAACATTACGATTATCGACAATTTCTCCCTGGTTTTGGGAGATTTTTTTTGCATGAAATGGGCTTGACAAACCTTACAAGATAGGATACAATGCCCAAACCATGCATATTAAGGTTTGACAGATATGAAGGTTTGCGATATAATCCCGCTATGAAGGTTTGGGGATATGAAGGTTTGAGGTTTGGGATTACGACGCCCCTTCGTATAAATGCTCCATCCTCCACTACTCTCCACAATGCTCCACTTCTACTCTGTCTAATAATATAATCAGTAAGATTATTCTGTGGATAAACCTGTGGATAACTATGATTGACAAACCACATCTGCGAGTATATACTTAGAATATGACTATTCAAATATCCATTCGTAATCCACAAGACGATGAGATGATCGCAATTCTCCAAACTCATTTGGCTTTCTGTATGGCATCAACCCCAATAGAACATGTTCATGCATTAGATGTTTCCAAATTAACAACTCCAGATGTGACTGTGTTTGGAGCACAATTGAATGGGGATCTGGTTGGAGTGGGTGCACTAAGAATACTTGAGTCAGATCATGCCGAATTGAAGTCCATGCATACAATTTCCAAGGCAAGAGGGCAGGGTGTGGGAAGAGCCTTAGTTGAGCACATCTCAAATTTTGCTATTGATAAGGGCCTGTCTCGTCTAAGTCTTGAAACTGGAACAGGTGAGAATTTCAAGGCAGCAAGGGCTCTATATACCTCCATGGGCTTTGAACCTTGTGAAGCATTTGGTGACTATGAGAACACTCAAGATAACTTGTGCATGTCAAAGAGGCT